GTTTCATCCTTTGATTGAATCTGTGTAGGAAGGGAAAATCGATCGTGGTTACCCTCAAAGGGTTTCCACTTTCGAGAACATCAATAACAGTTTGATCATACAGGTCTTCCTCGAGATTTGCTCGCAAATCAAAAGGTCGATCTGAATATCTACCAGTAAATATCCTCAATTGTTCAAGGAGCATATCATTCGTGATTTCTCCATGTTCAACGGATTCAACTTGTTCAAGAACTTTTTCAAAGATGTCTTTAGAGACGTCTTTAAATTCGTTCAATCTTTCCTGAAAAAGATAGTATTTCAGCAACTGAGATTCAGAAGCTAGAAAACCCATTCTTTTCAATTTGGTTAGTGCCGTTCCCGGGTAGAGCTTCCACTCATCCTTGGACACGACACAATGATTTCGCACTGGATCGTCGTCTCTAATTTTAGTGACTTCAACCCACGCTTCATTCTTGAAGTGCCTGCTTTCCTTAAGGTAACCTTTTGGAAGCAGTTCACCTCTACCTTGATTTATGACTATCAAACTATGGTAATATACCCCTCGTTTCCACTTGGGGCCATGGTTGATAGCACTGAGCCATGTGTCTGGGTCCCACCCTGGCGCGGGTTTTCCGACTCCATATACTTGCCTAGGCAAGTGTAATGGTAACGGTTGATCCGTTGTAGCCAGGATGATATCCTGCACTGAAGAGCAAAATGAATTGACCACCCTGTAGGGGGATCGTTTCAACTTGCGTGTATATTCTGAGTCCTTGCCCATCAGAGTCACCTTGCCGGTGATGTCTGAGGAAAAGTCCTCTCTGTCTTTAGCCGTTGCGATCATGACCCGAATTTTCGGGACATCAACGTAAGGCAATAAACCAATTTCGCCGATCTTCATTGAAGTCTTTGTCGTATTAGACTTGTGAACTGGACGGTGAAACCACTCTTCACAATAAGTGCCCCAGTGACTATTCACGAAAGTGTCTAGCGCTGAGGCCTTATAACCAAGCATTTGGAAACCTTCCATCATCGCATCAAAGAAAGCTTCGCTTTCCGTGATCCCTGTTAGATCGTCTCCATTGCCTTCGAATCTGCTATGCACCGTAACCTTTTGTAAGGCGTACAAGTGACATATTGGATGCGCAAGGCTCATACATGTTTTCGTCAACGGGTCGCCCATTGGAATACCATTTACCATGGTACCAACAGGCTTCCCCTTCACGAACAATTTCTTGTGGCCGAGCCAGTAGAATTCAATCATCTGAATGTCTTCATCTGGTACGCCCATCTTCTTCAATAAAGGTAACACCACCATCCTCGCCATGTCATGGCTTGGACGGTCTGTGGCCTTTTCCAAATCAGCGGAACAAACGACGAGTTTCTTATTTAGTCCTCTAAATATAAACTCGCTTCTTCCTTCCAAATAATGAACATTTTCAATCGACTTCCAGCCCAACTTCGCGGCTCGGAGTCCATTTCGAATGGCATCTAAATTCTTAATTGCGTGGATTGTGATGTGAGAGTACGGCTGTAAAGCCGATTCTTTCCAAAACGACCCACTTGTAACGACGCGAGCCTTCCCGTTTTCTCGGATGGCTGCAACGTTCACATTTTGCAATTTTTCCTCGTATTGTGAGTTCTTCCAGAGAAACTTGGATTGGGCGTAAGCCCAATTACCAAGAGTCCCCGGTATACCTTGTTCAAGATCAGGGACAGTAATGCCCCACTCTTTCACTTGGTGACCCACAAACTCAAATTTTCC